GCTGTTGTTTCCGGCACTGGAATTCTTTTCATATCCCAGATGCTCTGTCATTTCAGCTTCAAGAGCTCTCTTAAGTATTTTCCCTGTTAGCTGTTTGATTAATCCGTTGTGCCCGACAACTTCATCCTGGGTTAGTCCTTTGAAATCAATGGTGTCAAGAATTTGATCCAGGACATCCTTTTTTTTCTCTTTCTTTTTTCGTGCCATGACCATCTTTTCTCCTCTGGTATTTCTACCATCTTAATAGTCATTTACACATTTTATAAGACAGGTTCGTTTAGGAAGCCGCCAAATTTAAATAAATTAAACAGAGAACAAAGAACAGTGTTCAAATCCTCTCTTTTGTTCTCTGTTCTCTGTTCTCTGTTCTCTGTTAACTATTCTTTGTCTTTAACACAAGCATATTCCCTTTCGGTCGAGTTACCAAAAATCCGTCACGCTTACGGAAGCGAAGGAATAATTCACCGTACTCCATGCTCTCCGTAGTAGCATCAAACTTTTTAATCTCGATACCTCTGCGGTTGCCATGCTGAATTCTCTTTGGATTGAGGAACGCCGCAAAAATTTCATTTGCTTTAATGTCCGCAATCTGCGGAAGGATTGAAACTTCATGATAAGGATAAAGATCGAGTTTACCCGGCATAGCTTCTGTCGGACGCCGCCAAATCGGGCGACCTTCGCTGTCCTCGATATTCGCCACATGATTGAGTACAATTTCATTGATAAACCATGCGCAGTCCTTACGTTCTTCCGCTGGAATTTTATAAACAACGTCCCTGAAATCCTTCCAAGTCAAATCGTTGATAGAATTTCCTTGATAGTAACTTCCTTAACATCTTCACAAGTCATCGCGCCAGTGAACGGATCATCTTTGGCAAGTAAACATTGACGATCAAATTCCTGTCCGTACACTTCGATAAATTCATCAATAAAAAACATTTGACCTAAATCGACAAAAACATCTTCCTCAAATTCATCAAACCACGGTATGTAGCCAGCAAGAGTATACGCCTTTAATTCGACACGCTCTGCGCCTTTAGGCTTCGAGCCTTTAATCTGCTGACCGTAGGCGGTGAGCCAATTTAATTCAACGCCGCCCCTGTCGCGAGTTGGCAGAAAAACAGAAGGACCGAGCATAGGACGGTAACGGACAAGATTCATCATCACCGATTTTTTCGCTGCGTCCTGCATGATTTCAGTTTTATAAATCGGATTGATCAAAAATTGATCATTGGTTGACATGTTGCCCATCGGATCACCGAGAGCGGCTTTTGAAACTTGAAAACCTTTTTCGCTCCATGTCACGTCTTTTGGGTTAGTCCAGTTGTCATTTTTCAGATTAGGTGAAAACGATAAATCTGCCAACGCCTTATGATTTCCCGACCATGCCGTCACAATCCCCTTGCCGAGATTATGCAGAAGTTCACACCTTGAAAGTTCGCGAGGCGCGGAAACTTGTCCCTTGATTTCTTCCCGCAGCGCTTTAACTGTAGTTTTCAAAGCTTCCACTTCTGATGTTTCCTGAACGGTGAAAGTTTCAAGTGTTTTTACAATCCCTTCAAGAATCATTTCCTTTTCCTGAAAATACTCCGTTGCGGTTTCCGTATTTGTAAAACCAGTCAACCCGATTTTCTTCATTTCAGCGATTTTCTTTTTAATCGCCTTTAACAATTCGTCCATTTCATTCCCCTTAAAAATTATTTATCAAACCGCCCCAATACGGGACAGTCAAATCGCTTTTTTCATTGCCCGCTTGAATTTCCTCATTATTCATTTTTAATTGTTCACTTTTCATTCCTTTTGCGAGAGCAAACGGATTAGCAGGTACATTGCAAATTGAAAATTCCAAAAGTTCCTGTTTGCGAAAAATAAAATTAGTTCCGTCTTTGCTATCTTCTTTTGATGGAATTTCAATCTCCAAAACACGAAAACCGACAGAACCGGCACGGATAACACCAGCCTTAACACGTTCCCCGATAGACCAGCCAAACAGGTCAAAATCCTTGCTGTTGAAGAAAACAACACCATGTAAACCTTTATCATCAATCGTAAGGTTTTCAATTTTGCCGATAGCAGGAATATCATACCTGTGTGACCATTCGACAACCGGATTTTTTACATATTGCGAAAAATCCCAACCATGCGGATCAATCCGTTCATTGTAACGGTCAAGGTCAAAGGTAGATAAAGTCCAAGAAAAACTATTTTCTTTATCTGTAGATAGACAAATCGGAACAGACGCAATCAATTCAATGTTTTTTTCTACTTTCTGCACTCCATTCATTTCTTTTTTATCGCCAAAAAAATCAAGCAAAGAAATATTATCCGCATTGATTTCCGTACTTTAATTAATTGTCCTTACAATCATTTTTTTACTCCTGTCATATTAAACTTGTTTTTCATATTCACGTCTTTTTATACCGCTCAATTTTTCAGGCATTTCCTTCATTTCACATAATATTCTTTCTACGTTAGGTGAAACATATTTACTTCCGTCCCTTACATATTCCAGTCCTCTGTAAAATTCTTTAATACCTTCAAATCTATTAACATACGATTTAGCACCGTTTAAAATAAACCATTTAGCGTGACTGTCAGGATAATCATACATATTTACAGCCGTGTTATTTAATTGCGGAAAAGTATTAAGCATTTCAATCATCATGTAAGGAGTAGACCGCCAGTAAAAACAAGCCTCAATCATCACATGACTAGGAGCAGTTTCATAAATAATCATATCTAAACCGTTTTTATCTACATCAGTAAATATTAAATTTTTAAATCCAATTTCCTCTAATTGCTCTTTATAGTGGCTGTGTAAATTATTAGCTCTGGAGACAATCAGAGTACCGCCTGTCATAGCGAACCCTGTTTTGGCTTACCTTCATTATTTTCATGTTTGCAATCATTAACGGAAAATAAATTTTTTGGTTTATACCAGACATCACCCCACGGCTTAGGCTCTTTACCACGCTCTTTAAGAACATCATTAATCGTTTTTATACCAGCGTTTATTTCAGCAATATCACGTTTACTTTGAGCGTCTTCGCTTTCTTGTAGTTCAGGTATATCATATAAATCGAAAATGCCACGTTCTTTAAGACCGAAGCGCATAAAAAACTGACTTTCAATTATTTGTTCGTATTGTCGCAGTATAGGAATTAAAGTGTATTGCCAAAATGCCGAATGTTGCTCTTTAGTATCTTTACCGCTTAGGGCTGTTGACTTGTCAGAAATATTCGCTACTCTTGGCGGTATACCGTATCGAGCAAGAATTGTATAAAGATTCCAACGTTTTAACTCAAAAAGTTTTATCACATCAGGCGTAAAAGTGATAGGTTCAAAATTTGTTCCCTTTCCGAGAACGGCTATTTTTCTTCCGGCATTAATGTTTCCGTATTTACTTTCCCACCGCCTTTCAAGCTGATCTGCTTCTTCGGGTCTTAAAGTCTGTTCTGTTTTTAATATTCCTTGCGGAATTGAATTGTTTTTTAATAATGATGAATTGGCTTTATTTGAAAAGTAATCCTGTTCAAGTTCAAAAGCTAGAGAAACAAGAGGATTAACGCCGCGAACAGAATTCCAGGGATTCCAGTCACGGAAAATAATAAGTTCATCAGAGAGTAATGGTATTAATTCAGCGCCCGCATGATAGAACCAACGGCGAGGCTTTTTCTGTAATCCAAAATCATGCCCTGTAAATTCACTTTCATGCCTGACTTTACGAGGATCAAGGACATATATTTCTTTGGGAATTCCGCCCGAATAATCAGAGCCAAACCACCAGAACGCTTCCCCTTCGATAAACCACCATGCGGCAGTTTCTTTCCAGAGATCATAACGGCTTAATGAAGCATTAGGTTTCCTAAATAAATTATAAATAATGCCATTATCAATATCATTACCTTCTTTTTTAATCGTAAAGTCTGCTCGTGCAATATTTCGGGTTAGAATATTAACCGCGATATTTACCCAAGCAAATAAAAGGTAAGTATCGTTAAAAGAATTACTATTAATACCTAATATACTAAAATCTTCGTCCATCGACAAATTTTTTAATGTCTGTGGTTCGCCTAACAGCGACTTTTGATTATACTGTGAGTTGGTTTTATTTCTCTGAAAGATACGAGTAAATAAATTCATGACATCACCACTCCATGCTGAATGTCAGAAAATATCGCATAACGCAAAGCGTCCATAAAATGATCGTTTACTTTAACAATTTCTCCTGCTTCATCACGGCAGTAATCCCATATTTCACTTAACACACCATTGCATTTTTCACATACAAAAAACTGTCCGCGCTCAATTTTAGCGTTAATATAGTCAATGCCGCTTTCTACAGAATTGTTTGCTTTTATCCCTCCTGTTATTTCTTGAATTCTTTCGCCGCCTGCCGGATCGCAATAGACAGGACACGACAAGGTCGAGCCAATACCATCATTTTGATAATTAAGCCAGCCCCTTGCTTCCAGTTCAGCGTTAAAACTTTTTGTAGTCATGTTAAACGCGCCGTAGTCGCAAATTACATAAACAACATCGCCAAGCCAGCCGATTTTTACAAAAGTGATATTCAACCCGAAATCCTGCCCTGCGGCGAATCGGTCAAACTTTTCTGGAAGATCAGAAAACTTGATAATCATTGATTCTTCAAAGCGGTCGTAAATAACGCCTTCTGATTTTACCCACAGGCCGTCACGGAAACGCGCCTTTTGTTTTTCAGGAAGAACGTCAAGAATATCGGAGACATAATCTTCAGGTAGATTTTCTAGATTATCCAAAGGATTAAGAAGCATTGATTCATACAGTTCAGGTTTTTCAAGTGGATCGCCAGTTAAAAATGTTTTTTTAAGAACAAAGATTTTATAAGCCCAATGCAGAGGAGAACCGGGGTTACAGTCATAGAAAAATAAGTTGCGGCAGTCCTTAACACGCATTGCCAAACGAGAATAAGCAGTTGTAACAGAAATATAACTAAGCTGTGAAATCTCATTAAAATAAATCGTGTTATATTCATGCCCTAAAATCTTGTCTGCCTGTTCTTTATCGCCTAAACCGCCAATCCAAATTTCAGAACCGTTAAAAAGAGTTATCATACTTTCATGCGCAAGGTATTTATAACTTTCTTTACCGACAGTGTTATTCAGCCACGGTATTAAGGTTTCACGTAACACCGATGACCTGGCGTCTTTAGCCCGATAACGGCAAATCAAATGCCGAGAGCCAGCGTACATCAAAGCCCGAAAAATAATCGCCATAACATGAACAGTAGTTTTCCCCGAACGGGAACCGCCAAAAAGCAATGGACTTGTTCGACAACTCGGTTAGTTGTCTCACAAGTCCTGCATTTTATCAGGCTAAAGCCTTACAAAAATGCATTTTTGCAATGAAGTTGTTCAATAACTGAAGTTATCGAACAACTCTAATATATGTTTAGCACCGCTTTTTAAAAGATCGAGAGCTTTTTTCTGTATTGCCGTTGGCTTAAAAACTACTGTTGTTCCCATTTTTACAATACCTGAAAATCCGAAACAAAAAAGAGTTCACCTTGCTTTAGCGTGGAGTTTCGACTTGTCGAAACTCCAAAGCAATTTGCGTCAGCAAATTGCAAAGCCTCACGTTCATTTTTAATCGCTGTCTGTACCCATTCAGCGACAGTCCCATTCCCCAAGTCAGAAGGGTTCATTGTCTCCAGTTTTTTCATAACGACATCGAGCATTTTCCCTGTAACCATTCTTTGCTTTTCGCCCTGCGCCTCGATGGTTTTACGATGTTCTGTTTGTTTAAGCTGTTCGGTGTATCTGTCATAATCTGCGGCACGTTCCGTCCACCGGTATTTAGAAGCCTAGTTGCGCCAGACATTGTAATTTTTTGATCGTAACTTTTCATTTTTTTCAATGCTTTCAATCACCTTGATAATTGTTCTGTCAGTTCCAAAATCACGAAATGCGCAAAAGGCGGAAAAAGCCGATGCGCTTTCGTCTTTAAGATGTTCCCAACTTTCATACGGCAGAATTCCATTCCTTGCTTCTTCTACAGTTTTTTCGTAGCCAGTCATTATTTGCTCCACTGTCAGAACCAATAAAAAATTCCTGCTCATTCGCCAATAAATCAGCGTCATTTTTAAAAACAGCACACTGCTTTAGCTGTGAGTAAGCCTTACGGGTTTCAACCCATTGTTCAATCTCTGTTTTTTTGAACCGCACCGCCCTGTCAATTTTGTGGAAAGGAATTTTTTTCTGCATTGTATACCGCCGAATAGTCTGTAACGAAAGCTGCACAAATTTCGTAACTTCCTTTGCCGTTATATAGCCGTTCAAAAATACCCCCCTTTGCCATGTTCTGAAAATAAATATCAGCTATCCCGAAACCGAAAGAAATACTAAAAAAGTACAAAATGCAAAAACTTTAAAAGGGCAAAAAAAAAGACCTCCGAAAAATCGGAAGTCTTAAATATAATTTTTCAGTGATTTTGCTATTATTTCTTAATAACAAGGCTTTCTTTTGGCTCTTTTGTCTGTTCAGCGTTCAAATAGGTAACTTCAACAACCCTATTATCATGAATTTTCAGGTTTACAGATACATTGCCATATTTCACATTTTTAATATTTTCCAGCAATCTAGCAACAATTTTTTCTAGTTTTATCTGGCTCATTTCTTCCTGCACTCCTTTAAGTGTGAGACTTCGGTATGTTCATCAACCCATTTTTTCAACAAATCACGTTTATACATAACCCTGTGCCGTACTCTTGTTTTCGGAATATCAAGGCGACCAAGAGTTGTCAGACAAATACCTAAATATTTCGCTGCTTCCCTGCGGCTAAAAACATCAGGCGTTCCAAAATCATTAACCATTCCTACCCCCAAAATTAATTATTTAAATCAAGAATAGGTTTATCAATACAGGAAAATAAATAATAAAAAAGTACAAATTTAAAACCTCCTATAGTTGGGAGTTTGTATGTATTTTCAATAGGATATTGTATGTCGTTTTATGTGTCATTTATTAATTTATGTCATTTTGAAATAAATCTGTGAGTATAATAAAAATTAATCGAAATACTTTATTTTCTACAGACCAAAAGTCTGCGTGTCTGGTATTAATGAGTATTTGACAGTCAAAAAATTAAATAAAAACGACATATAAAACGACACATAAATTAATACATCTTAATAATTCAAAATAATTCAATATCATTTAAAATACGCTATATATGTATAAAAACATTGACTTTTTATTAAAAATGGTGCAATATAATTTTAGTTAATGTATTATATGCGCCTTAACACGAGGTTCAGCTATGTTGAAAATTTGCGTGTCTGGAGTTCAATTCTCCGAGGTGGCAAATTATATCCCTAAGACTTAACTTCTTCCAGGAAAGAAAAATTTGATTGTGTTGCGCTGTCATGTAAAAAATGATAATAATCATACATGAGGTAATGCTTTATGATTAAAGCCGCGGTAATCGAAGATAAGGATAAAGACGCAGAACAGTTATCAGCATGCCTTCAAAATTACAAGAAAGAAAAAAACGAAGAGATTGATATAATCCGCTATAAGAACGCGAAAAATTTTCTGGAAAATTACCGTTCTGATTATGATATTGTGTTTTTTGATATTGAACTACCCGGGTTAAGCGGTATGGAAGCGGCGAAAAGTCTGCGCAAACTAGATGATAATGTAATCATTATTTTTGTCACTAATATGGCGCAGTTTGCGGTAAAAGGTTATGAAGTAGACGCGCTTGATTATATCGTAAAACCTGTTAAATATCAGAAACTTTTATTTGTGCTTCAAAAAGCTGTTAATATTATCGAAGCGGGCAGGGACGCGGAGCTGCTTGTAATGCAAAGGGGCAGCGTCGCGCGGATATCTACAAAAGAGCTTTATTATATTGAGGTAAGAGGGCATAAACTCAGTTATTTTACAAACAGCGGAACAATAGAAGGTTTTGGATCGCTTTCGGAATTAGAGCGCAGCTTAAACAGCCGCCACTTTATGCGCTGCAACAGCTGCTATCTTGTCAATCCAAGGTTTATCACATTTGTAAAGGGACTTGATATTGTTATGCGAAACGGGATTACCTTAAAAATCAGCCAGCCCAAGCGAAGACAGTTTATGAATGAGCTTACAAACTATCTGGGGCAAGGTAAGCTATGAATACTATATATAATTTTTTTATCAGCTACGGCTATGTTTTTGAACTTCTGATAGCTCTTTTATTATTTACGTTTTCTTTAAAACAAAGAAAATTATTTTTACTGCGCTTTTGTCTGTCTGTCGCGCTGTTTTTCGGCCTTGCGTATTTATGGAATACAATTTTTCCGTATACAATGCTGTTTCAAATACTTGTCTGGACGCTTTATTTTCTAATCGCGTTTTCAGGAATACTTTTCTGTTTTAAAGTGAATTTCGGAGTAGCTTTGTTTTGCAGTATAGGAGCTTACGCTACTCAGCATCTTGCCTTTAAAACAGGGAGCGTACTGAGCATTTTAGTTTCCGGCGCTGACCCGGATAATTTTTTTACCGGCGTTTTTATTTCATCATTTATCTATATAACAGTAGTAGGAATAGTTTTAATAATTTCATATTTTGCATTTGCAAGGCGCATAAGAAAAAATGAAGCTGTTTATATCATTAAAAATACGCAGGTGCTGCTTTTAAGCCTTGCTTTAATTGTTTTTGCGATTATTACGCAGGTGGTGTTTGATCAATACGGAGAAGATATGGATATGCCGATGTTTCTTACATTCGCGGTATATGGAATTTTATGTTCGGTTTTTACGCTGAGCATACAATCAGGAATGTTTGAAAGCGGCAGGATGCGGCAGGATATAAAAGTAATGGAATATATCCTGCATCAGCAGAAAACGCAGATGGAGTCATCAAAGAAGAATATCGAATTAATTAATATAAAGTGCCATGACATTAAACATCAGATATCGCTTTTGGGCGACAGGCTGACATCGGATGAAAAAAATGAACTGGAAAGGATTGTGTCAGTATATGATTCATCTTTAAAAACCGGAAACGAAGCGCTGGACATTGTTCTGACGGAGAAAAGTCTTTTTTGCGAAAGAAATAAAATAAAGCTTGATTGCATTGCTGACGGAAAGAGGCTTTCTTTTATGCGTTCATCGGATATTTATTCGCTGTTTGGAAACGCAATCGATAACTCCATCGAAGCGGTTCAAAAAATTGAAGATACAGATAAGCGCCTGATAAGCGTGCGTGTCAAGGAATCCATGATGATGTTATCGGTGCATATCATTAATAATTATATAGGCAGCCTTGTTTATACTGAAGGTTTTCCTGTAACGACCAAATCCGGCGGGGAGTATCACGGGTTTGGATTAAAAAGCATAAAAATGCTGGTAGAAAAATACAGCGGCAACATGACCATAAGAGCCGAGAACGATATGTTTAATCTTAATATTTTGTTTCCGTTAGTTTAGGCAATGAGAATGTTAATTTAGGCAAAAACCAAGAAAAAATATTGTGATTGCAATATAAGTAATTTAAAATAAAACCTTCAAAGCTTACTGCGTTTTTTTACTTCCTGCGCTGCTAATAACAATTAAGGAATAGTGATGATAAAGACAGGCTTTAATGATAACTGGCTCTTTTGTAATTTGGGCGAAGAGACAAAATCAGAAGTATGTCTGCCGCATGATGCAATGCTGCGTGAAAAGAGGTCTAACCTCAACCCCGGCGGAAAAAATTCCGCGTGGTTTGAAGGCGCAGATTATGTATATGAAAAGAATTTTTTTCTTCCTTTGGAATATTCAGATAAAAAAATTATCTTTGAATTCGAAGGGGTATACAGAAACTGCGAGGTATATATAAATAATGAAAAATCTGTCTGCCGCCCTTATGGTTATACGAATTTTTACGCGCAGGCCTCTTCATTTAACTTTGGCGGACAGAACACTATAAAGGTAATTGCGCATAACGCAGATCAGCCCAACAGCCGCTGGTATTCCGGCGCGGGAATATACCGCCCTGTCTGGATGTATGCGCTGGATAAAGAGCATATCGCGCTGAATGGCGTTAAAATTCGCACTATTTCTGTTAATCCCGCAAAAATAGAAATACAGGCCGTTGTTGAAGGCAGCGCAGATGTGCGCGTAGAAATTTATGACGGCGGTATTCTTGCCGCGGGCGAAACAGCGGCCGCAAATAAGGATAATTCAAGCGGAAGAAATTCGGCGCTTTTTCAATTTGACATTGAAAACGCAAAGTTATGGGACAGCGATAATCCGCATCTATATAACTGCAAAGTAAAATTCAAAGATGATGAACAGAATATATTATTTGGAATACGCAAAATTGAATGTGACGCGAAAGGCGGATTTCGAATAAACGGAAAGCGCGTAATTCTACGGGGAGCTTGTATACACCATGATAACGGCCTTTTAGGAGCAGCTTCTCATCCGTCCGCTGAATACAGAAAAATAAAAATATTAAAAGAAAACGGATACAATGCCGTGCGCTCAGCGCATAATCCGTGTTCAAAAGCGCTGCTTGACGCATGCGATTCATTGGGAATGCTGGTGCTGGACGAGTACGCGGATATGTGGTTCATACATAAAACAAAATACGATTACGCTGGTCTTATGCAGAATTGGTGGAAACAGGATTTACAGGACATGGCTGACAAGGATTTTAATCATCCGTCTGTCATCATGTATTCGATTGGAAACGAGGTTTCAGAAACTGCGTACAAACAAGGCATAGAGCTGACAGGTGAAATGACAGATTTTCTTTACAAGCTTGACAATACCCGTCCTGTTACATGCGGCATAAATATTTTCTTTAATTATTTAAGTACGCTTGGGTTTGGAGTCTACAGTAATGAAAAAGCCGCGAAGGAAAGTAAGAAACCAAAAAAAGATAAAGCGGTAGGAAGCGAATTTTATAATAATCTTGCAGGCCTTATGGGCGATAAATTTATGAAGTTCGGAGCTACATTAAATGGCAGCGACAGAAAAACCAAAGAAGCGTTTTCTAAACTTGATATTGCCGGGTACAACTACGGCATCTGGCGGTATAAAAAAGATTTTAAAAAATATCCAAACCGCGTAATTTTAGGAACTGAGACTTTTTGTTTTGACGCTTATGATTTCTGGGAATCTGCGAAATTAAATCCTGCGCTTATCGGCGATTTTGTCTGGGCCGGCATTGATTATATGGGTGAAGTCGGAATCGGTTCATGGGTGTACCGTGATTACGCGCCTGATTTTAAGGGCGGCTGCGGCTGGCTTACCGCAGGCTCCGGCAGGATCGATATCACCGGAAAGCCTACATGCGAGGCCGCTTATACTAAAGTCGCGTTTGAACTGGATAAAATTCGAATCGGAGTAGTACCTGCGAACAATGGCTTTAGAAAACATTCGCCGTCCGCATGGAAGATGTCAAACGCGGTAGAAAGCTGGTCATGGGAAGGATGCAGCGGAAACAGAACCAGAGTTGAAGTATACGCAAGAGCGCACAGAGTTGATCTTTATATCAATGAAAAAAAATACGGTTCTAAAAAAATAAATAATAGCTGCATCTGTAAATTCAATGTTAAATATGATGACGGAAATATAACAGCTGTAAGTTACGACAAGGGAAACAATGAAATCGCAAGGACTTCGCTATACACCGCAGGAAAAGAAACAAAAATTACATTAACTCCCGAAGTAAACAAAATATCCAAAGATGATCTTTGTTTTGTTCGCATAAGTTTTACAGACGCGCGCGGTAATTTAAAACCATTAATCCGCGGCACAGTAAAAGTGCGCATAACAGACGGCGCGCTGCTGGGTCTTGGGCATGCCTGCCCGTATAATCCGGACGGGTATTTAGCGGATACAACCGATACCTACTTGGGCGAAGCGCTTGCGATAGTTAAACCTGACGGCAAAGGAACTGTAAAGGTTTTCGCGGAAAGTCAGTACGGCAACGCGGAAGCGGAAGTTGAAATTAAATAATAGAGTTGTCCGGTAACTTTAACGCTGCCGGACAAATCCGATAAGCGGTTTTGCGGAAGACAGGATTCCGCTGAACATATAAAATTTTTAGGAGGCTTTACATGTTAAAGAAAACCAGTTTATGGCGCGGGTTATTAATTACCATGGCCTCGATTTTGGCTTTCTCAATCGGCGCTGCAGGCATCATGGAAAATTACTCACAGGTTATGGATGAAAATTTTGATTCATCATCCTACAGAATGCAGACAAGGGAAACTGAAGGCGAGGACGCATGGGGTTTTAAACCGGATTACAACACTACAGCGGAGCTTATAGCGCACTCTAAAGATCTGGGTGAGCGGATGATGGCTGAGGCTGCGGTGCTTTTAAAAAACAATGGCACGCTGCCGCTTTCGGGACAGAATGTCAGGGTTACAATTTTCGGCCAGCGCAGCGTACAGTCAGCAGGCGGTCCGAATAACGGCTCGCTGCACGGAGGGCAAGTCGGAAGTTCAGCGCAGGCAAAACAAAATGTCAGCGTAACGGATGCGTTTAACCAGCGCGGTTTTACGGTGAACCCTGTTATGGCGGAACTTTACAATCAGTTAGACGCAATGAGTACATTTCAGACAACAAACGCGCAGGGAGTAGTTTCGCACACATATGGTTACCGCGCTGTCAGTTTTCAGAATACAGACTTTTATCCGCCGCATTTATTCGCGCCTTTACGCATAACTGAACCGGCGCCGAAGCACATGGTGTCTTCAGGCGCGGCAAACGCGAATCTTTTTACGGCAAGTTACAGAGACTACAGTGACGCGGCGATTGTATTTATCGGCCGTCCTGCTTCTGAAGCGGCGGATTTCCGCGCGGGGAGAGTAGGGCTTGCGACAGGCGACATCGCGCAGTATCCGGCATTGCTTGAGAATATGCAGGAAGCAGGTTTAAATCAAAACTCTTCTCATGACGATCTTGTAACCGCGCTTTACGGAGCGGATATGATAAATCCTTTCAGTATTTCAAAAAATGAACTTGCTTTAATTGAAGAAGCGAAAGCGAACTTCAGCAAAGTCATCGTTATTGTAAATGCTGTGCATCCTCTTGAGTTAAAAATTCTTGAGGACGATCCGCGCATAGACGCGATTTTGTATGTAGGCGCTGTCGGCAATTACGGTTTTCTTGCTGTCGCTGATATTCTTCGCGGAAAAGTTAATCCTTCGGGAAGAACTCAGGCAATTTACGCGGTAGATTCAACATCGTCTCCTGCGATGCAGAACTTTGGCATCATGGAGTTTGCCAATTACAGTGAAATTGATCCTACGACAAATCCGGCCGGCACCGGCAACTGGGATTCCAGATACCGCGGCAACTGGTATGTTATCGAAGCTGAAGGCATCTATTCAGGATACCGCTATTATGAAACGCGTTACGCTGACATTGTGTTAGGTCAGGGCAATGCGGCAGGTAACGCGGGAATTTTCGCTTCCCGCGGAAACAACTGGAATTATAAGGATGAGGTTCTCTATCCGTTCGGACACGGTTTAAGTTATACGACATTTACCCAGACGCTTGACAGCGTAAGGGTTGCCGGTAATAAAAAATCCGTCGATGTAACGGTAACGGTGCGCAACACGGGAAACACAGCCGGCAAGGATGTTGTTCAGATTTACGCGCAGTCTCCTTATATCCAGGGCGGAGTTGAAAAATCTGCGATTCAGCTTTTGGATTTCGCAAAGACGGATTTAATTCCGGCAGGCGGCGCGCAGCAGATAACATTCGAGAACATCGATTTACAATGGCTTGCAAGCTACGATTATAAAAACGCAAAAACATATATCCTCGATTCAGGGGATTATTACATCGCAATCGGAAAGAACGCTCATGACGCGCTTAATAACATTCTTGCAGAACTCGGCAGAACTACTTCAAACGGCATGACGTATAACGGCGACGCGTCCAAGGTGCAGAAGTGGAACTGGTCAGGCGCCGCGGATACTACAACATTCAGCCATTCAAAATCCGGCGCAAGGGTTACCAACCAGCTTGATGACGCGGACTTTAATTATTGGTCGCCGAACACTGTTACATACCTTTCGCGCAGCAACTGGCAGGCGACATGGCCTAAAACTTATGCCGCTAAAGTAAACGCTTATGGACTGGAATCGCATCCGAACGGCCAGGGAGCGTTAAGCGCACCGGCTGCTATGATTAGCCAGCTTCGCAACAGAACTTATGTGCTTAAAAATCAGGACACCTCTGATATCAAATTCGGCGTTAACCACGGTTTATCGCTTTCTGATTTTAAAGATACAACATTCGATGATCCGCGCTGGGAGAAGTTATTGGAACAGCTTAATTTGTTTGAAGGGCTTGTCAGTTTTATTTACGCTAACGGAAAGATAGAGCCAATCCCGTCAATCGGTATGGTAAAAATCGGCGTGCAGGACGGTCCGATGGGTTTACACACAAACGAATACGATCTTAAACCCGATTCTCCGTGGTTTGTTCCTTCGACAGATCCGGCAAGAACAGAGAACGGCGGTTTTGACTGGCGCGTTGTCCCAACAGGATCGACAATCGGCTGTACATGGTCAAAAGAGCTTGCCTATGAACACGGACTCTTATTCGGCAATACATCAATTTTTAATAACATGACACTTGCGTGGGCGCCGGGCCAGCATTTATGGCGCGCGCCTTATAACGGAAGGCTTCACGAATACTATTCAGAAGACCCGGTACTGGCAGGACAGATTGGCGCGAATGTAATTAAGGGCGGACTGGAAAAAGGTTTCTATTTCGCGCCGAAACATTTTGCGTTTAACAACCAGGAATCAAACCGCGCAGGTTTAGCGCAGTTTTTCCATGAACAAAGAGGACGCGAACTTGAACTGCGCGCATTCCAAATGGTATTCGAAGCAGGCGCGCGCGGCACAATGACAACATTTAGCCGCATTGGCGCGACATTCGGCAGCGCTCACAAAGGCATGATGACAGAAATACTGAAAAACGAATGGGGCTTTAAGGGCTATGCTGTTACCGATCTTATAAACGGCGGATATTACATGACGCCTATCGAAGCATTGATGGCCGGAACTACGCACCTTGACACACATGACGGCCGCGGCGCGCTGGGCGGCTGGAACGGCGGACAGGTCCCTTCTCAGTACAGTTCCAGCTCTGCTGCTTACGGCAGTCTTAACGGCAGCTCAAACGCGGAAGGCCTTATGTGGGATTATTTTAACATTGAAGCTCTTTCCAGAGACAGGGATTTCCTTTTACAGGTAAAGAAAAATTACCACGAGTTTCTGTTCGCGATTGTTAATTCCAATGCAATGAACGGCGTTAATTCAACAACAACAATGGTGTGGCAGATGACGCCTTGGCGCGCGATTTACATTTCATTAATTGTAATTTCCAGTATTTTAGCGCTGGCAGCTGCGGCATTATATGTAACCGGAAGTTTAAGAAAGAAGGAGGCATAAACTATGGCAGGTTTTATTAAAAAGCAAAGTTTTTCATTTTATCTTACCATACTCGCGGCGGTATTTATAATCATCGCCTTTAGTATGTATATCGCCAACACGAAGGCAGGCAGTTTCTTTGAAGACATGCAGGCGTCGATTATGACGATGTCAGTAATTTCATTGATTCTGTGCGCAGTCTTACTGATAGCCCCGCAGGTTATGGGGAACAGTAAACTCCTTGATATTGTACGGCTTGCGACAGCGGTTCTTCTTGCTGTCATACTGACAAAGGCTTTATCGGTTCGTGTTGAGCAGATGGGTTATACATGGTTTTCAGATCTTGACACAGGCGACGCTCCCAGAAATGCGCTTGGTCAATTTCTGACATCATGGATATTTTATGTTATTGCTTTAGTTGTAACGATTGCGGCGTCGTTCTTTCAGTACGTTAAAAAAGACGCTGCGTAATTAGAAAATAACAGGAGGAAGTTAATGTTTGGTAAAAAAATATTATGGCGGGGGCTTGCCGCATTGTTTTTATCGATTCTTGTTCTTGCGATTACAGGTTATGGCATTGCTGACGCGTGGCGCGGCTTTGTTGACACTGCGTTAGGTACAGCCAGTTATATCACAACTTCTGAAGTGCCTGACGGCGAAGAGCCGGCGTTTAAGTCTGATTTTGCGACAACATCAGAGCTTGTAAGAGAGCATGTGCGCATCGGGCAGGCAATCGGAGAAGAAGGATCGGTTTTATTAAAGAATGAAACCGCAGGTTCAGCCCCGGCGCTTCCTCTTGCTAAAGGAGCCAGAGTAACATTGCTTGGCATGCCCAGTTACCGTCCTGAGATGGGCGGAAGAATGGGAAGCGGCAATGCAGCTAACGACGGCACAACTTCGATACCTGAAGGCGTTCAACGTAATCTTATAGATGCGCTTAAAGAAAAAGGTTTTAATGTAAATCCCGCAATGGTCAGCATTTATGAAGAACTGGCTAGAACGCCTTCTAACCTTGTTCAGAATTTATCAGGCGGCTTTAGCGTCGGCGATAACGGATACGGCGCGATGGCAGGAGGAACGATACCCAAGTTTACAATTTCAGAACCTTCTCCTTCAGTCTATAACGAAGCCGCGGCGGCAGCCGGCGTAAACGGCGATTATAAATCAAGTTTTGCAAATTACAACGATGCCGCGATTGTAGTTATCGCCCGCCCGTCAAGAGAAGCCGGCGATTATTACCCGGGCGCTCTTGGAGTAGATCAGGAATTATACGGAACTACAAATTCGCTTGGGCTTTCAATTAACGAAAAGGCTGTTATTCAATTAGCGAAAGATAACTTCAGAAATGTAATCATTCTTATTAACAGCAACTCGGCGATGGAAATTGACGAGCTTAAAAATGACAGCAGAATTAACGCTATCCTTTGGGTCGGCACTCCGAATAACTACGGGTTTTTGGGTGTCGCAAACATTCTTAACGGAGACGCGAATCCTTCAGGGCGTCTTCCAAATATTTACGCTGTTAATTCCGCTTCATCGCCTGCGATGATGAACTACGGCGTTCATTGGTATACAAACCGCGATTTAATCAACATTCCGGAAACTGAGCAGAATATTTATACAGCTCCCGGCGTAAATTATACCGATTTACGCGCCGCGTGGTACTTAGTTTACGCAGAAGGCATTTATACAGGATATAAATATTATGAAACCCGTTACGCTGACTCGGTAGAAGGAAACGGAAACGCTTCCTCGGCAAAAGGCGCGTCTTTCGGCGCATCAAGCTGGAGATATCAGAATGAAGTATCCTATTCATTCGGTTACGGGCTTTCATACACTACATTCACGCAGACGCTTAACAGCGTAACTGTAAGAATGGCAAATCGCACTGTTACAGCGTCTGTTACTGTGCGGAATACCGGCAATGTCGCCGGCGCGAACGCTGTTCAGTTATATGTGCAGACGCCTTATACTCAGTATGACATAAGCAACAAGGTAGAAAAATCCGCGGTTGAATTTATCGGCGCGGAAAAAACAAGAATTTTAAACCCCGGTGAAAGCCAGACTGTTGAAATAACTGTTCCGATGAAATATATCGCAAGTTATGATTACACTAAAGCCAAAACTTACATCATGGACTGGGGCGATTATTATTTCGCGCTTGGAAACGGGGCGCATGACGCGCTTAATAACATTCTTGCCGCCAAGGGAAAAACGACAGCTAACGGCATGACGTATAATGGAAATTCCGCGTTAGCTGAAAAGTGGACATATTCAGGCGACGGCGAGGCTGACAACGTTACATTCTCGCGCTCAGATAACGGCACTTTAATAACAAATCAGATTGCAGACGGCGATTTAAATTATTACCTTCCGGGGGAAGTTACATATTTATCAAGAAGCAACTGGGATGCTACCTATCCAAAAACATACGTTATAACGCTTGGAGGGCAGAGAATGTCCCAATGGATAATGACGCTTCGCAATATGCAGTATGAAATAAGATCTGATGCGTCAGGCAATGAAACGATATTCGGAAGGATTAACGGACTTGTGCTTTCTGATCTTGCCGGAATAATCGATATATCAGATCCGCGCTGGAGTCAGCTTGCAAACCAGCTTACCCAGGAAGAAGTATTGTTTAATATCGCAGGAGGCGGAAACCACTGCGCTGTAATTACATCAGTTGGCTCTCCTCTTGTCTGGCAGACTGACGGTCCTAATGGATTTAATAATAACGGCGCACAGGTCGGCGTTGTAGGGCGCGCGAATACAACAGACCCCGGCGCATCGCGTTTTGTAAGCCTTGGCAATATTGACGGATACCCCGTTGATCCTAATTTGAATTACAGAACAGGAACGCTTCCTAACGCGCCTATGATGGCCGCGACTTTTAATACGGCTCTTATAAAAGACGCCGGAAGAATGGTTGGCAATGACAGCTTATGGATTGGTCATACAATTCTGTGGGGCGCGGGAATGAATACGCACAGGACGCCTTACAGCGGCAGAAACCACGAATATTACAGTGAATGCGCGATGTTGACTAATATCATGGGCACCGCTTTTATTCAGGGAGGAAATGAATACGGAGCGATTAATTCGCCCAAACACTTTGCGTTTAACTGCCAGGAAGGAAACCGCGTCGGCGTCGCGCCTTATATGAACGAGCAAAGAGCGCGCGAGGGCGATTTAAGGGCATTCCAGGGCGCGTTTGAAGAAGGCGCAACGTTAGGTGTAATGACAACCTTCAGCCGGATAGGAGCTACGGCGTTTAACGGACATACTGGAATTATGCAGAATATTCTCCGCGGCGAATGGGGATTTAAAGGCCTTGTAACAACAGATATGGTAAATGGGAATGCATACTTCCGCCCGGAACTCAGCATTATTGGCGGGATTACCATGATGGCGCAGAACACAAAATCATGGTCAGAAGGTGCCGCCAGCATTACAGGAAGATGGCCGTACTTTACAGCTTCAAGGATCGCGCAGGACGCGAATCTTATGGCTCATGCAAAGCAAAATATTATGTACCAGCTTTACGCGCTTGCAAACAGCAATGCCGCAAATTTTATTAACTACAGAGTAACTCCTTGGTGGGAATCAATGTTTATATCTCTTATTGTAATTTCAGCGGTTTTACTTGCTGTTTCCGCTGTAATGTATGTAATTATTTCCCTGAAAAGAAAGGAGGAAAATTAATATGTCAGCATCTGTTAATAAATCAGGAAGCGGTTTTTATTTTGCAATTTTAGCGGCGGCTCTTGCCATAGTATCGCTGATTATATACGGAATGAACGCGGCGTCACAGTATTATAATGATGTTAACTTACAGGTTATTATAATGACAATATTAGCAGTTATTTTCTGCGCGGCAGCGGCTATACTGCCGCAGTTAAACTTTACGCAAAATATTGGCGCTAAAATTGCGATCGATATCATTTTTATATCAGCCGCGGTACTGTTAGTATGGTCTGTTATGATATTTATAGGAGATCGCGTAGAATCCCTTGCGTATGTTTTTGGATCTGATCTTGAATCCGATAACATCGCGGCTCAAAGCGGCGCTAGGCAGGCAGTAACAGGGTTTATATTATACTTTACCGCGTGGTTGTCTGCTGTGATTGGCACATTTTTAAGCCTTGTAAAGAAAAACGCGTAAGTTTGCCTAATTAATACACGGAACGCTTTTGCTTCCGTGTATTGCTGTTTTATCCGGAGTAAAAAGAAAAATGTTAAAAATTTCCGCTCTTAAAGTAGAAAATTTTACAGAACCGTGCGTTACTGACACTGCGCGGCCGCGTTTTTCTTTTAGTTTACAAAGCGATAAAAACGGCGTAACGCTTAACAGCGCTTTAATCAGCGTTAACGGCTGGAGTACGCGGACAAAAGAGCAGATCGCAGTAACATACGGCGGCGAAGAGCTAAAGCCGTTCACAGAATACAAAGTGAATGTTACCGCTGAAGATAATTACAAAGAAAGCGCCCAAGCGCAAACGTATTTTAGAACAGGCCGGTTAAATGAAAGCTGGCACGCCGGATGGATTACAAGAGGCTCTTACCGCTTTAATAAAAAAAAATGTTCGCCGAGGGTAATTGTATTTAGAAAAGATTTTTCATGCAAAAAAATAAAAAGCGCTTTTATTTATTCGACAGCTTTAGGAATTTATGAACTAACATTAAACGGCGAAAAAATAGGGAAAGATTATTTTTCACCCGGATTTACATCATATAAAAATCAATTGCAGTATCAAACTTACGATATCACGCAGATGATAAAGGATGAAAATACGTTATGCGCTTTTGTAGCGGGTGGCTGGGCGGCCGGGAAGTTTACTCACTGTTTAAGGAATAGAATTTTTGTACCGCGCCAGGCGTTTCTTGCGGAAATTAGAATTGAGTATGCAGATAATACATCGCAAATTATCGGTACTGATACTGCATGGAGTACAGCTTTAGACGGTCCATTTAAAAGCGCTGATTTTTATGACGGTGAAATATTTGACGCGCAAGATGATATTGAAAAACTTGACTGGCAGTACGCATCAATCGAAAAAATAAAAATAAAACCAAAAATAACAGCGTCTTATGGACCTCCTGTACGCGCGCATGAAGAGTTCGATCCTGTAAGCGTAACGCAGAAAGGCGGAAAGTTAATTTACGATTTTGGACAAAATTTCGCAGGCGTAATCTGCGCAAGGATTAGGGGTGAGCGCGGACAAAAAATAATTTTTAAACACGCGGAAGTCTTAATGGACGGTGATTTATTTTTAAAACCGCTTAGAAGCGCTAAAGCGCAGGCTGTTTATATCTGCAAAGGCCGGACAGGCGATGACTGCATATGGGAGGAATATTCTCCGCGCTTTACATATATGGGTTTCAGGTATGTGAGCGCAGAGGGCGTTAAAGAAGAAAACCTCGATCTGAAAGCTGTCTCTCTTTATTCTGATATTAAAACAACTGGATATTTTAGCTGCTCTGATGAACGCATAAACCGTTTGCAGCAGAATATTGTCTGGAGCGCAAAATCAAATTTCATCGACATTCCAACTGATTGTCCTCAGCGTGATGAAAGGATGGGCTGGACAGGCGATATCGCGCTTTTCGCGCCGGCTGCCGCTTTTAATTTTGACATGGCTTCTTTTTTTGAAAAATGGCTTTGCGATCTCCGTACCGATCAAAAAAAGACAGGAGGTGTGCCTGTAACAATTCCACATACAGTTTTTCCTTCTAACCTTGAATCAGTTTTTACAATGGCTGTAGATCACTGGGGTGACGCATGCGTTTTAGTTCCGTGGGCTGAATACCTTGCGCGCGGAGATATATCAATTTTGCAAAAGTCTTATGCCTCAATGAAAAAATATTTAAAGGCGTGCAAATTTTGGGCAGGATTTTTTTCTTTTTCTAAAGTAAAAAGGCGGATATGGAGTTTTGGACATCATTACGGAGACTGGTGCGCTCCTGAACTTGGACTGTTTGACTGGATGCGAAGAGGAAAGTGGACAGCCACGGCATGTTTTGCTTATTCATGCGGTATCGTATCTAAAATCGCGGGATTATTGGGCATGGATGAAGATGAAAAAAATTATTTTAAATTAAGCAGTGAAATTGCGAACGCGTATTTAAAAATTTTCACAGACGGTAAAGGGAAATTAAAAAATGAATTTCAAAGCGGATATGTTCTGCCTCTTTACTACAGTATTTTTATTGACAATGAGAAAAAAGCCGCCGCAGAGAATCTTGCTTTAATTGTTAAAAGAAATAATTATAAAATTGGAACAGGCTTTCCCGGAACTCCTTATATCCTGTTTGCTCTTTCAGATAACGGACAGGAAGAAACCGCCTTTAAAATGCTGACTAACGAAGAATGTCCGTCATGGCTTTTTCAGGTAAAGGCAGGCGGAACAACAATCTGGGAGCGGTGGGACGCTCTTCGCCCTGACGGATCATCCAATACCGGATCTTCTGATGGCACGAAAGGAA